AAGGATGAATTAATCGTTGAGTGAAGTTTCGAATCAAAAAAGACAAAATGCTCTCTCACCAGAAAGAATGGTGGGATTTAAACAATTTCTACAAACTATTGATTGGCGGGTATGGATCGGGCAAGACTTATATCGGTGCATTGAGAAGTCTTTATCTCTCTTTTGTCAATTCACCTATTCCTGGGATGTATGTGTCTCCGAGTTATTCACTATCCCAAAAAACAATCATTATCACATTAAAAGAAATTATGGATAGGTCTGAAATGAATTACACCTATAACCAACAACGGAATGAGTTTCGCATCCATAATTGGGATGGTGTTATTTGGGTTGGTAGTGGCGATAATCCAGATTCATTACGTGGACCGAACCTGGCATGGGCAGGAATAGATGAACCATTCATTCAGAAGAAAGATGTATTCGATCAGATGGTGGCAAGGGTGAGACATCCCGAATCAGATTATAGAGAGATATTCTTAACAGGCACACCAGAAGAATTGAATTGGGGCTATCAATTATCATCCAGGACTGATATGGATTTGGGTATTGTTACTGGTTCAACCTTAGAAAATACACACCTACCACAAGATTATAAAGAAAACTTATTATCTGCTTATTCAGACGAACAGATCCAAGCATACGTTCATGGTCAGTTTGTCAATCTTACACAGGGCAGAGTTTATAAAGATTTCTCACGTGAACACATAACAAGCCTTAAAACTGATGGCTGGGATATTGCTGCTGGTATTGACTTCAATGTAGATGCTTTAAGTGCGATTGTTTTCGCATACACAAAAAACCATATCCACGTATTTGATGAAATCAGACTCAAAAACTCTGGGACTTACGATTTATCAGAAATTTTAAAAGAGAAGTATCCACGCATTAAAGTATTCCCTGATGCCACAGGATCAGCGAGAAAAACAAGTGCATCACAATCAGACCATGATATTTTGAGACAGGCGGGATTTCAAGTGATGGCTGAACGTAAGAATCCGCCTGTAAGGGATAGGGTGAATGCGGTGAATCGTGTCTTTAGAAAGAATATGGCAAGCGTTGAGAATTGTCCGAATCTGATAATGGATTTAGAACGAAACGTATGGCGGAATGGTGATATAGATAAACGCGATCCAGACCAAACACACGCTTCTGATGCTTTTGGTTATGCGGTGCATTGGTTATTCCCTTTGATTCAAAAACGAATAGGGTATTCAAAATGGTAGAAATCATACTTGGTGTGAGCCTGGCAGTAAATGCTTTATTTGTGTGGATGTTCTGGTATGGTCTGAGAGTTGAAAAAAGAATTGAAAAACAAATATTAAAGAAGGTCGGGAAGAACTTGAGCCAGGGCGGGCAAAACTTAAAAAGGTATAGTGCATGATAATTCCCGATCTTGGTAAAAGTGCTGTAACGAAAGCAATTAAGTCTGTCATTGGACAGGCGGATGACAAGAATCTAAAGCGACGGATGAAGTTTGTGGACTTCTATGAAGGCGAACACGAACAGTATATAAAGAAACACTTTAGCAACGGCCCACAATTACCAATCTTTACTGCTAATATCACCAAGAGAATGGTCAATGCTCGTTCTCTTGTCTATAAAGAATCACCTATCAGAATAAATGATAAATACAACGAGTATTTGCCAGATGATGTTGATTCAAAATGTCGGCAGTTGGAGAAGCTCACATTTTTGATGGGCACAATGGCATTCAAAACATCATGGAATGAGAAACTTGAATATGATTTGATTCCTTATTTCTGGCCATTGTTTTTACAAGGTGAGACCAAACCATCTGCGGTGTTTTATCCTATTGCGAATATGGGTGATAGGTCTCAGCGTTTGTATGAGTTCTGGTCTGATGAAGAACATTTCAGATTCGATGAAGAAGGTCGCATAATTCGAGTAGATGATGGGCTTAATCCTTATGGGCGTATCCCGATTACGTTTGTCCATCGTTCACCTGAGATTGTTGATGAGTTCTTCCAGGTTGGGGCGAGTGATATTGTTTCTGCAAATGAACATATAGACATCTTATTTCAAGAATTAATGATTGCTGCTCGCATTGATTCATTGGGGATTAAGTATGCAAGCGGTGTTCGTGATAATACACCAATCAAAGCGGGTGTTGATGAAGTCATTTTACTTCCTGATGGTGTTACGTTGGGTCGATTGGAAGGTGGCAACCCAGAGAAAATAATCAACATCATTAAGACAGTCATTGAATCAACTGCATTGAATAATCACTTAGTGGCCAGGTTTGTAGATACAGAAGCAAAGTCTGGTGTAGCGTTGAAGATTGAGAACCTTGAAAACTTTGAACAACGTAAAGCAAGCGTCAATGATATATGGCTTCCCTGGGAGAAACAACGATTCAATATAGATAGAATGGTTGCATCATATCATGGTGTACAAATCCCAGAAGATTATCATGTTGATTTCGCAGAACCTGAGAATGTGATGAGTCCAGATGAACAGCGTAAAGAATGGGATTGGTTATTGGCTAAAGGTCTTATCTCAAAACGAGATATTCTTAAAAAAATGAATCCTGACCTTGCTGATGATGAAGTGGATACAATACTCGGTGAAGTGAAAGCAGAAGCAGAGCCTGTTACAACTGGATTAAGTGATTTATTGGCTGAGTGATGGAAAAGAAGTGGCAAGATGTACAGGACTTAATGGTCAGACTTTATTCCAAGTTGAAAGACAAAGACCGTTCACAAGTTCTTCAACAACTTTCAGAGACAGACTTTGAAGATTTGATTATGACAGAGTTTGGTGTCGGTGGAGAGTTAGAGCGTGTTGCCAGGGATTATATCACAGAATTACGTGGGTTAGAGTCTTTTGCTGCGGTGGATGAGAGTGTACTTCAATCCTTAATCAAGATGGATATGCAAGCATACCGAACCAAGATTGCTGATGCAGCTGCTATAATGAGAAAACAAACTATTGAAGCGGTCATAGGTGATTTGACCGAAGAAGGATTCCGCACTTCTCTTGAAACAATGGGATTCCAACCACATCAAGCAGAAGCGATGGTGAATGATGGGTTGAGACAATTCTCTCGGAATGTAACAAACGAAATGGCAAATCAAATGCCGAAAGATACTTTGTACGTCTGGGATGGTCCAGTGGATGATAGAACAAGTCCTGAATGTTTAGACCTAATCGCTAATTCACCGATGACAAGAGAAGAGATGGGTGATGCTTTTACTCTTGGTACACATTTTAATTGCAGACACCAACCCGTTCGACTGACAGAACAATCTCAACTAAATAATGTGGAGAAAGCAAGGAATGTCTAAGCCTGCATCAGAGATTATTGATATTCCACTCAAGACCTGGAATGATGTGGGTGATTCTATTGCGAATCAAGTTCGTAAAAAGGTTCGAGATCAGAAGGTATTAGGCGGGTCGTACACATCGAAGTATGCACAAGCAAAAAGCGGAAGAAAGTTTAGAAATCAATCATCAACAAGTACACAACCAGATCTAACACTCACAGGGAAGATGTTGCAAGACTTCCAACGAACAAGAGTCTTAAAAGATGGTGTGGATTTAGGTCTATCGCAATACAACGTGAAAAAGTATGAGAAGAATCAAGATCGGGGTTGGGATATGCTGGATGATTCAAAAGTTTTAAATCCGATTGCTGAAAATGTAAGAAAGCGAATCGGGAAAGATATTGATAATAACATCAAGAAATGGGCAGCCGAACCCATTCATATAAATATCGGCTAACCAACAAAAGGTGTCAAAATGAGTGAAGAAAAAGTCTTAGATCAAGACGTAAAACAAGATCCAGTCAGGCAAGACGATAAAACAACTGATCCTGCAGATCAACAGGATAATTCTATTCCTTATTCTCGGTTTAAGGAAGTGAATGATATGAAAAAGGAATTGGAAGCGAAATTAGCAGAATTTGAATCCGCAGAAGAAAAAAGACGGCAATCTGAATTGGAGAAGAAAGGTGAATACGAAACCTTACTAACTGATTTAAGGGCGAAGTTGGAATCTGCTGAAACAAAAGCTAATGCGTTTGACGAGTACCAATCCGCCCGCAGGGATGCGTTACTATCCAAACTCGATGAAAAAGACCGAGACATTTATGATGGACTTCCCTTAGATAAGTTGGAAGCCCATGTTGAACGAATTTCAAACAAATCTGTCTCAACAGGTAAACCTGGTAAGCCTAAGGGAGTTGATAAGTCGATTGGCGAAATGTCAGCTGATGAAAGACGAAGAAATTGGGCTTCTATTGTGGACAGATATAGCTAATAATTAGAAGGGTGTTCTTAAAATGGCTAATGTAACAACCACAACTGCTGCGGCATTTATTCCAGACCTATGGGCTGATGCAATTAAAGCGTATGCAGAACGTGCGTTCAGAATCAGACCATTGGTAAGAGACTATTCAAGTCTCGTTGCTGGTTCTGGCGATTCAATCAAAATTCCTAAAGTAAGTGAAGAAACTGCTGCTGCAAAAGCTGCTGATACGGCTGTATCATATACCGCTAATACTGACGGATCAACAACTATCTCACTTAACCAACACTTCTACGAAGCAAAACGTATCGAAGATATTGCTGCTGCTCAAAGTCAAGCTGATTTATTCTCTGCTTACGCTGAGTCTATGGGCTACGCTTTGGCAAAGAAAGTGGAAAACTATCTTGCAGTAGATGTTATTCAATCAGCGACAGGCAACGACGTTTCTTTGGCCGCTGATAATACAATCACAGCTGCTGAATTACGTACTGGATTGGTGAGTTTATGGGATGCTGGCGTTGATACAACTTCTGGTAACGTCTATATGATGGCTTCTCCTGAAGCTTACAAATCACTCTTAGGTTTGGAAGAATTTTCTTCTGCCTTAAGACGTGGTGATGGACAAAACCCAGTAGTATCTGGTGCGTTAGGAATGATTTATGGTATTCCAGTTTTTGTCTCTACCGATTGGGATGATGATGGTGGTACTGGTGATGAAACTGCTTCTCTTTTCACAAGAGATGCGGTTGCGTTTGCATCACAAATCGAACCACGAGTACAATCTGCTTACGATATTGACCACTTGGCCAATAGCGTTGTTGCTGATACTCTATTCGGTGCGAGCCTTGTTCACGATAACCAAGTTGTGAATTTTAACAATCCTTAATGGATAATTGGGGCGGGCTTCGGCTCGCCCCACTTTTGGAGATCAAATGCCGAAACAAATTTCATATAGACCAAGACAATCAAATATGCGTGGGAATTGGACACTACCGCAGAAGAAGATGGTGGATGCGTGGGGTGGATTAGTCGCCAGGACTAAAAGATATTTATCTTATATAACGGACGGATTAAAACTTTATTATCATTTTAAAAATACCAAACCCACCCACCTTTTAGCAGGCTCAACAGAGTTTGATGGGA